CCATCCTGCTCGTGAATACGCCAAGAGCAAGATGATTAGCAAAGTATAACCAAGATATCCGCTTGCTGAACCAACAGTTGGTTGAGGTGTTTGTTCGGGATGAACGTCGGCAACTGGATCTTCGGAGTTCATTATTATGTAGAGAATACGAGATTACCCTGTCCGTTTGTAACTTTCAAAAAGTTATAAGATTCAACATAGAAAGTTGCAGAATAAGCACCGTATTGAAGAGGGTATGTTGTAGGTGGGATAATGGTCAATGTCTGACCTGCTTGAAGAAGAGGTGGAATACCTGGACCTGGAGAAACTGTTGATCCGTTTGGAACTAACGTAGGTACTGAATTGAAAGCAGTATCTTTTACGATACAAACAGCTGATGGACTTGTAATTGGAACAATCTGTCCAGAAGCATTCACAGTTGTAGTAATGGCAGGAGGAACCAATAAAGTATACTGAACATTTGTGCGATTAAACATAGAACCGTTTAATGTTCCTGATGGTTGAGTAATTGTATTTGGATCAAGAGCAAATGAATAAACATTAATTCCTGGAAGAGCGGTTGTATCTCCACTTGAAAATTTGTAGTTTTGAATAAATCTGTAAAAGTTTACATTTTTAGTATTTTCACGTTCTTGACCGTCTAAGACAATTGTTCCTTCTTGTAAGATATCTTGTGAGTTCATACTGTTTGATAATTGAATTCCTGAAGAGTAGAAAGAAGTAGGTGGAAGTGGTGAATATACATTTGAAGGAAGAACTGATGGATTTACTGGAGGATAATAAATATTGTCCCAATTTGTGTAGTTGTCCCAATCATTTAACAAAATACGATCTTCGCGTTGAAAGAGAGACACAACACGCGTACAAAGATTATACATTGGAATTGGAAGATTGTTTAATCCATATTGACCGTCTTTACGCATATACTGAACCTGTGTAACCAAGAAAGATCGTTCATAAGCAGCAACGTGTGCTCGTTCGGTATCGGTCAAGAATATATAGTTTGCTTCGATGTATGGATTGAAGTTCCAGTTTTGTAATGATAAATTTGTTGGATTTCCTTGAATATCGGGATACGAAAGAAAGTTTTGAATACCACGGAAAGGATCGGATGGATTACCCACAATACGAGTTAAAAAGGTAGAACTACCTTGATTTGCAGGGTTTACATCAATCATCGTAAAAAGATTGTAAATATTGTTAAACGTAATCTGTATTTCTACTTCTGATTGAACCAAGGAAACAAGAGGTAATGATTGACCAATATCTTCACAGAACCAGAAAGGAAGAGGAATAGTTAATTGACGACCTGCAATAGAAGGAGCAGGAGGATTTACACCGTCTACATTAATTGCATTTGGATACTGATTAAAAAGACCTGGACCATTGGCAGGATCATACATATCAGGTGTATTTCCTACCATCTTATCTAAAATAGCACGCTTGGTAGAATCGTTCTTGAGATAACTTGCGATTTTCATCCATTCACCTGTCATAGTCACAATTGGAGTTCCGTTCAAGTTAATAGATGCCTGTTGAATCATATTGTAACCGAGATTACGAATCCACTGAAACTGAAACTCTTTGGCAAGATGGGTTGTTGGATCTACTTCCACTAAGGGCGACCAAATATCTGGTATGTCTACACACAAATAACAATCGTGAAGCATATCGGCGTATCTGGGAACTTTGAAACGAAAGGTCTTATTTCCTGCAATAGGAAGATTCGTATCAGTTATACTGTTTGGAGGTAAATGAAAATGTTCCATAGCAAAATTGGTATGGCGTTTATACATCTTCGTAAAATAGGTCATAGACGGATTTCCATTCAAAAAAACATTTTGGGCACCGAACCCTGTTAATTGAACAAGTCCACCTGGCATATTATGTTATATGGTATGAATAATGTATAAGCACCTTCCGTATATTATCATTGGAATTCTCGTTATAGCAGTATTAATTCATTCGTATATGAGCGTTCGCTTCGGATACGACTGGATTGGGACACAGACACGACGAGTTATAGCAAAGACTATGACGAAGAGTAATTCCATAACTGAACTTTATCCAATTCCTGCTGTTCCTTTCATGGACAGATTTTCAGAATACACTAAAATACCAAAAATGAAAGAAAGTACACACGCTCCTGGACTGGCATATTATTGAGGATTGTTGATAACTGCTTTATTGGCAACCATCATATTAGGAGTTGCTTTTTCACCTGTAGGTGAAAGAATTGAGTTATTTGCTTGGACGAACCCGTTAGTGTTGGTACAACAGGTAGGATTCCATGATACACCTTTTGTACCTACGACTGCATTGTAAACTGCTCCTGCCTTGAAGGTAGTGTAAGTAGAAGCATATGCAGACTTCTGTGCTGCTGGGTAATTGCTATAATAGTTATTTACTGCTGTTCGTTTTTTCATGGTAGTGACTTCTGAAGCACTCTTAAAACGAGTTTGCTGACTTTCAAAAATAGGACCTCCAAACTGTGTTGGGTTTGGTGGATATTCTGCCATTATATTTACACATTAGAAAAGGATACATACAAAATGGCTCCTATCCGATTCCTCTTGGTTTCAACTCACACCGAACAAGTTACTGGATACTCTAAGGTTTCTTACAATCTTCTCAAACAATTAGGAACTCTTCAACCTCTCATCAAAATCTTCCACTTTGGATTTCAACGCACACCTGCTCGTCTTCCTGCTCCTGCACGTCCTATTTCTGGAATCATTCAATATGATGCTGCTGCCAATGAAGACCCAAAAGAACAAGGTTTCGGTTTCAACAAGTTCAAGGAATACGTAGATACCGTCAATCCAGACATCATCATGATCTACAACGATCCCATCGTCATTCACCAATTCATTCAACAACTCAAAGATACTCCTAAGTCATGGAAACTCTGGGTCTACCTTGATCAAGTATACAAGGGTGCTGATATGAACCTTCTCCGTAATATTGAAAACGCAAGTGATCGCATCATCTGCTTCACTGAAGAATGGAAAAAGTATTTATTAACTCGTATCACTACACCTAACATCAAAATTGATGTTTTAGAACACGGTGTAGATCCTCTTGTCTTCAAACCATTATCTGATGGTGAACGAGCAGGTATTCGTAAAAACTTGAACTTAAAACCTGAAGACAAAGTCTTCTTAAATATGAACCGCAACTCTCAACGCAAGCGTCTTGATTTAACTATCATGGCATTTACTCGTCTTCTCAAGAAGTTTCCAGATGCTCCTTACCATCTTCTCTTAGTTACAGGTGTAAAACCTGAAGCAGGTGCTTTCTACCAACCTCTTCAAATTTACTTGAACGAATTAGAACTTCTCGGTCTCGACAATCTCAAATACGGAACACGTGTAACTATCGTTGATACTACACCTCCTAATGCTTACTTCAACGATGAAGCAGTCAATCAACTCTATAATGCTGCCGATGTTGGTATTAACACATCTGCAGGTGAAGGTTTTGGTTTATGTCAATTAGAACATATGGCAACAGGTGCTCCTCAAGTTGTTATTGATTTAGATTGCTACAAAGCATTTATGACACCTGAAACATGTGTAGCAGTTCCAGTTGAACATTATTCTTATCTTCAAATGACTGCTGGTGTTGGTTTAACTGAAAGCACTGCCTCTGCTGAATCTGTTGCTCTTGCAATGGAAAAAGCATTAAGTATGTGCAGTCGTGAAACTTCTGAAAAGTGTACTAACTTAGCAAAAAATCGTCCTTGGTCTAAAGTGTGTGACGATTTCTTAGAAACTGTATTAGCAAAGACTGATTAAGCATAATCTGGATTCCATTCTTTTAAATTCTTTTTTGTAAGCAAATCTTTTAAGAACCAATTACTGATTTTACCTCGGTAAGGTTTAGCGTGTTCATAATCAATACACCATATAACTCCACTCTTCTCAATGAAGTTATATGGCGATATATCTACATATTCTAAATTACATTTTTCGATTAATGTGCGTAATATAAACTTAATTTGGTCCCATACCCAGTTTGGTAAATCTTCTGGATCTGTTCCGTATTTTTCTGCTAATGTCATACCGTCAATATACTCCATAACCATATATGTAGTATTGTTCGTTTCATAAACTGGCGGGGCAATATTTACTGCAGCCGCAAGTTTTTGATAATGGATTTCTAAAGGATTTTCGATTGTTTTCATGAACGTCATTTTGTTTGTCTGTTCTCCCTATTTCCCGATACCTTATCGATCCGTTTTTGTCCATAAGCAACGGAGACGAGTAGCAAATAAGAAACTCTGATGGAAATGAACATTTAAATCTTCCAATTTTTCGCACATCATCAAGAGATGAATTAAAACAGGATTTTCAAAGTTGAAATAAATAGGTTTTGTTACATCTATTTTAATATCTCGTTGATAAAGTGCGTTTTTAGTTGTAGCTATGTTATTTGCGATCAAATCACAACCTTGAATAAATTGACCACGGAAATCACCTAATACTACACTTGAACCTTTCTTAAGAGTTGCTATAATTGTTGGAATATCTGTGTTTTGTGGAAGTTTGACGACTTTATGTTCTTGAACATTTTCAACTCTATTTGCTGCTTCCATATTCTTGTACGCAATCTTGTTATATGGTCCATACTTGTCATCAAAATCAACAATATTAAAGAATGGTTTACCTGCGTTGTTTTTGGCACGTCGGAGGTATTTGAGGTAAGGAGCAAATGATTCTACAAAACGGCGTTCATAGAAGAAGATGTATTCGTAGAAAATACCTCCAGGTTGTTGACAGTTATAAACATTTGAAATAACTTGTTCGTAATGTGGAGGTTCGCGTGAATTAGCAGCTCCCTGTTCCCGTGCTGCTTCTTCTGCAGTTAAACAAGCAGGATGTTCAATATAAATTCGCTTTTCATCAACATCTTTTGGATCTTGGAAATGGTAGGCATCAGTTAACCATAGATATTCAATGGGGAGTTGAATAGAAGAAAGAGGTATTTGTTCACGAAGAACGGTGAATACCAAAGATAAAATACGATCATCTGCCTTACCAGCATTTTCAGGTAATGCTGATACTTTAGCCCATTTATTTAAAAGGTAACCTGACATTGCAGTTTGTGCGAAAAACATAGTTCCCCCTGAAGTCTCGAAGATATAAGGATCAAAACATACATCTTTCATATACTTGATAGACGCACGAGGATCTACATTCCAACCACGAGCCATAAAGTCTACATATGGCATATCGAAGATATCTGGATAACGATTGATGGTCATATCTCCATCAATGTAAAGAATACCACGACCTTGTGCAACTTTTAATGCTTCAATAATGAAGAGAGGTTTCATGTTAATAGCAAGTTGGTATCCACCAGGTTTAGCAAGATCTGGATATTCTTGGACTAAATAGTTACAACCAATCTTTTCCAATGATTTCTTCCAGTTTTCAATCATCTCTTCAAACTTGATTGATTCTTGAACAACCATTCCTTCTGTTCGTAATTTAGCAACACGTTCATTAGTTCGTTTACTGATTTTGTCTTTTACTTCAGGTTTTTCAAGTATTTTTGCTGCTTCTGGTTTTGTAAGTCTACGACGTTCTCCCTCTTCTTCTTCAATTTCATCTTCTACTTCATCAAGGATTTCATCTTTAATGATATCGTATATATCACCAGTACACATGTAAGTATAAGGTTTTCCAGCCTTTTTAGCTTCTTCAATTTGAGGACTCGTAAAGCGAAGATAGTTCTTGTTTAAGTTTCCACGACCCCACCAGTATGTTGCTACAATAAACTTACTTTGAGCGTTGATAATGACTGGTTTTAATTTTTGGGATGCGACAACTGCTTCAAGAGCAGAACCACCCCTATATTTACGTCGAAATGTCCCACGCTTGCTTTTATTGTGCCTACGCGTAGGTCTCATATTATTCATAAGTGAAGAATTGAATTTTATCCTTTTTAAGAACTCCGATCTTAAGTAGTCTTTGATTATCTCCAAAAGCAGATTCATCAAATACATCGTGTGTATCTGCATCAATTAAGAACACAAAGTCCTTGATTTTTACTTTTTGTAATCTTCTTGATCGTTTTATGATGTTTCGTAAATACGACTGATCGGTATCATCGTCTTTAATATTTGGATTAAATGCTAAATCTTCGCCTTTGGTTGTGCTATCAAAACGAAGACAATGAAGAACAGGTTTTTCACGACTATGAAGTTTACGATGAATTTCGCAATCAACTGCTGCCTGTTTAATTAAACGAGTAATACCTGCAGTAATTCGTTCTTTTTCATACGAAACTTCGTATAAAAACTCATCAGTGGTCATAAATGCATCGGGAGCACGTCCAGAGTCTTTCATATCGTATTTGCGTGCCTGTGTATCATTACGACGAATAGCAACAATATTAGCAGCAGTGGTAGACGATTCTTGTGATTTTGAAAAGACTGATAAATAGAACGAAATACGAATTGTTCGGTCTTCTATAGGAACAACTTCAAGATTGACTGTTCCACCTGGTCCCAATACTTGTTTGGTAGCATGCGAACAAAGACGAATACCACGACCCATAACTTGATCTGTTCGTGCTGGATTCCAGTGTGGTTCTGCTATATGAATGCGTCTTACATTTTTCAAGTTAATACCTTCTGCTCCTGAAGAGGTAATCATAAGAATAGAAAGCATCTTTTGACCTCCTCGTTTTAGAATACTTTCCTTGATAGTTTGAACATGTTGTGGATAGATTTGTTGTAAGGTATTGTAATCTTCGTTGAATATGTAAAGCATAATTTCCTTCAAATCTTTACTTTCCTCGCCCGTGTAAAAAGCATACGCAGGTTTCTTAGGATCCAATGAAGGATCTTCTGCGTATTTTCCGTCGGTCTTTACCAACTTATATTGTTGCCATCCGTTCGCATCTAAAACTGCAGAAATAACACCAAGACCTTCAATTTGACGATAATTTGAATAAATCAGTTGATTGACATTTCCTGTTTCTTTGATATTTGCTAACATCTTACGAAGTTTTGGTGAATACGTTTTCAATCCTTCATCACGAAGATACTTGTCTGGTTCTGCCCTTAACTTTCCCAAAACATCTACTTTACTCTCATCAGAATCGTCTTCTGTTAATTGCTGACCGTCAAAGTTTCCACGAAACTCAGAAGGAACTGCATAGTTACATGCTAAACGAGAAAGAACGCGATACATCGAAAGATTTTCGTTTAAAGCACCTGGACCTTTCATAGACTTTTTTGATTCTATTTTGATTTCTGTCCAACGAAGTTCGAGATATCGGTTAAATTGTTCATCGGACATTTCAATTTTTTCCAACATTTTGTCATCATCAATTCGTTTAGGAAGCATGCGTTCATCTGCTCCCTTGTAATAGGAAACTAAACCCTGAATACGCTTCTGAAAAAGAACAGCATTCTTTACATCAAGACCATCGACGAAGGTATTTACAAACTCGGAGAAGTCGGTAGGTAAACATTCTAAGACTTCCCGTTGAATGTATTCACGGCTTGCGAGAACTCCACCTGGAAAAGTAGACGCAAACGATGATCGCAAGGTTTCCACCCAGTCTCCTGGTGTTTTGAAGGTAACCGTTTCGTCATACTTGACCGCTATTCTATCACCTGCTTCATTATAGACTGATTTAAAGTGAGGAGGATTTCGGGTAATTTGAATAGTTCTCTTTACACTATTGAATTCTACGGTATCCACTTCAGGTAATGCCTTGAAAAACTTCTTCATTCCTGCTTCATCCCATGTTGGCATTTCTTTGACAGGAATGACAATTCGTTCAATTGGACCACGTAACAAGTTTAACATGAAGGCAATTTCGTTTGGTCTGTTAATGATTGGTGTTCCTGAAAGAGCAACAACTTTACAATCTTTTGCATAGTAGATGGCATCATATAAACGACGACCAATATCAGATTTGTTAATCGCACGAGACATCAAGTTATGTGCTTCATCAATGATGACTACACTATTATCAAATGTTGTCGAAGTTGTAGCATCTTCTTCTGGAACAATTATTTTTACAGATTCTTTGTTCAAACCATTATAGTTTATGAACGTGTATCTAGAATCAATGATATCTTCAATTTGTGCATCAATTCCTTTTCGTGTATCCATCGGAAGAGCATTATAGTTTGATGGTTGGTTTGGAACAGTTACAAAGTATCGTCCCTGTTTCTTTAAAAATTCATCGGAGATTCCCATAGCAAGTGCTGGTTGTTTATCTGCTTCCGAACGAAGAGGTCTTGTTTCCCAGAAATTATTTTGCATATAAATAGGGTCTCCACATTTACGAAGTTCCTGACGAAAGTTGCTCTGAAGATTGGCAGGAAGTAAAATAAATACTTTTTTGGTTGAAAGAAGAGATTCTGCTACACCAATGGCAGAACATGTTTTTCCTGAACCTAATCCATGATAGACAAGGAGACCACGATAGGGACTTTCTAATAAAAGGTAATCACGAACAAGTTTTTGATAAGGTAAAAGTTCCCGAGTTGTTTTGGAAGTTGATTGTTGAATACATAAATCCACTCCTTCATCATCAGAAGAAGGATTGGTTCGATATTTTAAGTAAATTCTGGCAATATAGTCAGCAAATGCCTTTCTATTAGGCAGAACGAATGCTGTCATTGTATGAACGGCGTAAATAAAATACACACTTCATACAATGAATTTAGATAGCGATCCACG